TAGATCCGCCAGAACGTCAATGTCCACACGACACGGAGGCCGGATCCTTGCCACCACGGCCGGCGGGTATGTTTTCGCTCCGTCGAGATAGCCAGCCCGAAGCACGACTACCGAGTGGCAATCTGAGTTGTCGCTCGCTGTCTGCGAGTACCCTGTCATGCAATCGCAAGCCACTAGGTATTTGCCATACGGCCTTGGGTATTCCCATACATACAGCCAGCTCTCTTGGTGGGATGTGGATCTGAACATAGGCGATGTCATTCCTGTTGGGACATCCAGAACGCCTGTCACGGCTTTCTTTGTCTCCGCCATTTCGTCGAGCTTGGCTAGTCCATCGAGATCAAATCTCGGACGGCCGGAGGTTAAGAAGCAAGTGATCGAGTCGGAAGGATACTCCTGGTCAAACTGCTTTACGTCCCCAGCGCATTTTGTCTTGAGGCAATTCCGCCTCCAGATGATCTGCTCGTCATTGAGCTTGAATTTGTTTTTTAGATCCTCCTCACGGAAGGACAGATTCATCTCTCCTCGTACTGGCTCTGCGTTCTCCTCGAAGTTGTGCCAAGCGGCGAAGATCCGCACATAGCCGTTTCCTATGTTTCCCCTCTTAAAGTCCTCGAAGTCAGAGGCCATTTGCCAAGTATTGTAGAAAGCACCGCCAGCTCCATTGGGGGTCGATTCTTCGATAATAATTGTGCCGGGCTTGGAGGGAACGCAGTTACGGATGGCGAGAAGCACCTTTTCTCCAGACCTTTCCCCTGCCCTGCGATAGTGAGCCACTTCCGAACATAGGAGGGCTTGGATTGTCATAGATCGCCCTGCTCCGGGGTCGTTTGCGGTTTCCTTTACGATCCTTGTCCCGTTGCTGAATTCGTTTCTGCTTTGAGCGTAGGTCTGTCCCCAATCAAGCGAGTCATTCTCAATATAGCGGTTAACCATATTGAGTAAGTTCTGCGATGTATCCAGCTCGTCACCTAGTAAGCATACGGTTGCGTTCTCTGTCTTTCTTGCGTGATGGGCAACAATGGCCGAGGTGATCGTGGAGGATCCCATCTGTCTTGGCTTGAGGACAATTAGCCGTACTGGATGCTTGTTCTTCTGCATCCATTCCACGACATCTGCGATATGCTTTTGGAGATAGTTTGCCCTTGGGCTGACCAGCTTCGCCTCTTTGTTTAGGATCTTCGTGAACCCTTCCCACCAAACAAGGAAGTCACCACGAGCGATTGCCTGTACGGCTTCTAGGGTTAGCTCTTTTTCTTTCGACATTGGCATTCGTCTTCGGGCTTCTCGAAGTCGTCGTGTTCGCCGTCGCTATCCATGTCCTTAAAGTCCCAAGGCGCTCTAGATCCGGGGACTTTGGATATAAGCCAAGAGAAGAACTTATCCACGTTTTTTCTTAGGCCAAGAGAAGTAAACCTCTTTGCCCTGTCCGCCAGATCCGAAAGTGGATGTCTTCCACTCACCGAATTTGTTTTCCCGCCGTTTTTCAGAAAGGCTTTTGAGCTTGTTCTTTTTCATTTTGCATTATGGTACGCCTGGATACATACTTGGTTTGGCGTAGCTAGGAATAACCTTCGCTACAGAGTAATTGTTAGTCCATGCGGTTGCTAACCATGGGTAAGCCACATTGCTTGAAGAAGTGGAAAAAACTCTAGACCCTTGGTATTGCCATTGGCTTCCAGTCCAACTGACAAGCTCCGCACCATAATAATACGATGGTCGGCCATTTATTGTAGTGGTTACTGCCATAGTCCTCCAGCTCTGTCCACCGATAAACCCAGAAGCAGAATTCCCTTCGGTGTTATAGAACGGCCCATCAATCAAAAGGGATGCCGTTGCGTCAGCCTGTGCGGCATTCGCCGGGTTGTCGCTACCTATACCTGTCGGTATTGCTTGAGTTCCTCCGTCATAAGAGGCTATGGGATTTGACACGGCTATAGATGCCACGTTGTTTGAAACCGTGTAAAAGGCCAATGTATCGAAACTTGTGAATGGCGTTGCGTCTATGTGTGTGAATTTTGAGGAATACCCAGATCCATATATATGGCTCGTAATCTCAAGCGAGCTTCCAATTCTTTTTAGTTTGATGGAGACGTCGTACTCGTTTTGACCGCCGAATCCACCTACGGAAAAAGTTGAAAGTTGCTGGTATACTCCATTTATTGTGCTGAGTAGTGGAGGATTTGCTGTTTCTGTTCTTTTGAGGAGCCTGTTGTCTGCTGGCCCATAGCCAAACATATAGCCTGAATATCCATTGAAAACGGCGTTGGATAAGCCGTGGTTGTCATAGTTTATGTACGATCCAACACTATCAAAGAGTCCAATGCGGATTGCGTTGTTAGACGTAATTACGAAGCCAGTTCTATTAAGCTTCAGCTTAAAGGAGATGCTTAATGTCCCGCCTTGTGCTATCTGCCGTGGTGTCGGCCTGTACCTAGTCCATCCGTTGGCATCTTGGGCGTTTGTGGCGCTTGTATAAATTGGCGAGAGAACGCGGGGAACTTGAGGATTGCTGGCCGATCCTGTCTTTTGATACAAGCCATGACCATAGAGGCCTCCGTAAACAATATCCCCCACATTATATGCTGATTCGGAGAATGTGGGATACTGATCCTTCATGCAGTCAAAGTGACACAGGCAATGTCTTCCGCTTGCACCAGAGAATATCCTCACTTCGCCATTGCCATAAGCTATTGAGTTGGAATCTCCAGAGTTTGCTCCAGACGTAACCCATTGCCTGTCTGCAAAGCTACCGCCAGCAGTCAGCATGTCCGAATACAGAGCTACTGGAGCCAACCCGCTAGGGGCGGTGGATAAGCGGTTGCCGAGCATTAGACGTTCCGGTAGGCGATGACTTTTCCGTTGGTCAAAGTAAAGGACGTGAACGATCCAAAGATCGTAGCCCCAGCGGGAAGGGGAATTGCCGACGCTGTTGACGGCGTCCAGTTGCTTGCGGTTAGGGTAATGACAGATCCCTCGATAGCCTGGATGGCTCCAAAGCTTCCGTTCGTCTGGGTAGTGTCCGAAACATAGACTGCTCCGCCTTGTCCGAGGGACAGGCTGGTGTCTTTTGCGACTCCTTCAATGCTTTGATCTTTTACTGATGTTGACATGTATGTTTCTCCTTGGGTTATGACTTCTTCCACCAGTCGGCAGAGTCAGTCGGTTTGTTGTTGATTTTCTTGGCTAACGTGGAAATTGTTTTTCTGGCCTCTCGAAGTCCAACTGTAAGACGGACGCACGGAGTTCCGTCTTTATCTAGAAAGCACTCTAGGAATCCTTCGTCGTGAAGGTAAGAGATCGCCGCTAGGGCTTCTTTTTCTCGGTTGTAGCTCATAGGGTTAGCCCCGCATCCAAAACCTGTTCTGCAAGTTCCCGATGGAGCGAATCGAGGGCCGTGTACACTTCGTCGCTTTTTTCTTCATGCTTCAGTACCTTGCGAAGATGCTCGCTGAACCCAACGACCACGGCTCGCCAATCCGACCCATGGATAGCGTCTTGGTGTTGCGTAAAATCTTCAGGCAAGGAAAATTCGATGGTTACTTTCATTCCTTCTCATCTCGGTACGCAGTAGATGTTTGCCAGTATCGTTGTTGCCGTCGCACTAGAGGGAACAGTTCCGCTTGCTCCTAACGTAAGCAAAAGACCAATTTGATCTCCGCTATTTAAGGACGCAGAAATACTGCTTGCTGACGTAGTTAAATTATTATTTCCAGCAATAGCAATGCTTGAGCCTAACGCCTCCACAACAGATGCGCCTGTTACTCGCACCAATTGGTAAGTCAATGTGGCGGTTGCGGCACTTGGCAAGTATTGGTGTATAGATATTCCTGTAACCGTAAAATTACCAAGAATTCTTAATACGGCGCTGGTATATGACCCAGATAATTGCGGCCCTCTGGTGGGCATACATCCATACAAATAAGATGTGCCTAATACAAAAGCAGTCTTTGCTTCTCCGCCAAGCGTGAAGATTGTTTGCGAGCCAAATCTTACATCGTTTGTAAGGGCAATCGTTCCTGTTGCATTAGGCAGGGTGATTGTTTGGGCACTATTTCCACTTGCCGATCCTTTAAGTATTGTTCGCCCATACGCAGTTCCCGATGGTCCTTGCAGAACGGAACCAAGTTCTATGCTTCCTTGCCCCGTGGTGTTTATCGCCCCGCCGTAAGGCCCAGTCGTAATCGATCCGCCGTGATCGCTTAAATC